GTTCTATTTTCAAAGCCAGGAAGGAACTCAGTCTTAAATTTAGTAAAGAATGTTTGTAGGAATAAGTTACTTAAATTTTGTACTGGAGTAGTAGCTAGATGTTTATCAGCTTCTGTCTCCTGAAAACTTAAAAATTCAGATGCGTCTTCTCTTGATATCTGGTCAATACCACTAAATCCCCTAGCACAGTCTAAAAATTGTGTTTCGGTTTTTGAAGTATATGTAATAATCTCATTATCAATCTTTAAAAGACCATATGAAGTTGGCCAACCAGAAGTAGAAGTTACAGTTATTGTACCCTCACCAGCAAGAATATCAGCCGTCAAAACCGTTGCAGGCACTAGGGTTTCATTGTTAAATGCACTTATCTTTCTATAATCAACAAGATTGCTAGCTAAATCAACAACACCAGATTGGTGTTCCTGTGATTGATAATAGACGTTAAGGAACTCCTTAAAGAGAGGTGACTCCTGATTCAAAAATTCAGGAATCTGCGACTCAATAATATGAGAGATTTTTACCTTTTTAATATCCGTCATTTATCTTGTATAGACTGAACCAGTTGTGTAACTAGAGGTAGTGACGTATGATGTAGCAGATGTGTTTTCACCAGATGAAACAACGTCAGGAATAGCAGAGACCTCACTATGTTGAACGTCTAGTTGTAAATACAAATCTTTCAATGCAATAACATCATTGGATTGAGGAATTCCTTCTATTTGAATTGTTCCATTTGCCAATGAAGTACCTGTTATATTTACCACATCCAAAATGATCTCTCCTTTTTTGTAATCTATTGTTCCAGCGTCATTTTTAACAATGAGAGGTAGATTGTTTTCAAGTTTGAAAAATACTAATCTTCCAGTTGTAGTTCCAGATATAGGAATATCTCCAAGATAAACAGTTCCATTAATATTGCTTACGGTAAATCCTGTAGATTTAATACCATAACCGTCACACTGTTGGAAGAAAGCATTTCCATAACAAAGTTCATATGTAGCAAATGTATTGATTTCTGGAATGATATCCCTTCTCATCTTAACTTTAGTAATATTAGAAGTAACACCCCTAGCAGAGTCATCAATCAAACCAACAACTTTACTATATTTGAATCTTCCACCAAAAGCATTAATATCTGTTGATTGTGCATATGTAGTTAATGTCTTAACTACAGATGTCCTCAAATCAGTTACATCAGATATTGCGTTGGTGTTGTAATAAACAGATGAATCAACTTCAACATAAAGATACTTAAGGTCTATAATCTCTGGTTTAATTCCAGCAATAGAATATTGTTTCAATTGTGTAGAGATACTATCTTTAGTAATCTGAGATAGGAATGAACCATTTCTTGGTTTAATCGATATGAATACCTTTCCATACTCAGGTGGATCCAACTCCTCACCCCCATAGGCGGTTACAGACTCGACGTTAGGATAAACATATGGAATTATACCCTTATAGTCGTTTGCCGTTACTGCACGATACTGTGCAGCGTATATACGGGGTGCCAGATATTTGATTGAACTGATATCTTCTACATTATCACCATTTGAAGCACTAGATATAGTTGTAAGTAAAGAAATACCACTTGTAAGAGTTGCATCGGTATCATCTTTCAAAATACCAATGAAAGAGAAGTTAGCAGCACCATTAGCAAGAGGTCCGTTAGTTACAATATAACTGACACTAACTGTTGCACCAGCTGGTGGCTTCTTACCTAAAATTCCATCACCAAAGAGTATCTCATACTGTTCATCTTCAATTTCCTGAATAAGGAACAATTTAGAAGTAGAATCTACTCTTAGAATATTGTCATATAAAGCATAAATCTCATTTGTTGTTGATTTTACCGTAACACGAATAGAAGTAGTATCAATATTTGAGTTTGGAAGAACAAATCTTTGATTTGGTTGAGAATAGTCAATTGTGAAGGTTTTTGTTAGATATACACCTTCATAGAGTTTTAAGTTATTGAAAAGAGCAACATTGTTGTCATCTACAGTGGCAACGAAATCATCTGGAATTGAAAATATATATTGACCACCTTGTTGATTACCTAATGCAACTTGTCCAGCTTTTAATATTACAACCCTAGTATCATTTGTCCCTAGATCAACACTAAAATTAACCGTAGCAGAAGCAGACCTACTTGACCTTGGTACATAACCAATATTTCTTGCAAGTGAAACAACATTCTCTCTTAAAGTTGCACTATCAAGAAAACACTCATTAACTGCCATATTGGTGTTATAAGCAGTGATATATGAGTTATATGCTAATAGATCAATCAGAACAGAGAAGTTTGATCCTTCAAAGTCGAAATCTGTGAAATTACTATTAGTTCTCAGATAATCTTTAATTTGTGCCCTAAGATCAGCAAAGTCTAGGTTAGTAAACTGATTAAACGCCATTATAGTCTAGTAGATTGAAGGACAAATTCTATATTTTGAGTAGGCAAAGCCAAACCAGTCACATCATATCGAATTTCAACATTTAATTCATTTGTATCAGGTGGAAAAGAAACTCTACACTGAACATTACTTACCCTTGGTTCAAAATTTTCAAGTAGAAGAAGCACATCGTCTTGAATACTTTCTTGATCAAAAAGTGTATTTAATTCAAACAAAGAAGACTCAATCTGTGTTCCAATCAAATTATTATAAAATCTTTCACCCAAACGAGTTCTGACAAGATTCATAACAGATCTTCGTATGGAGTCCTCATTAGAAAAAATACCAATATCATTTGTAACTGGATGTTTAACAAATGATAAAGCAATATCCTTAAAAACTTGAGATTTATTTTTTGATCGGTCTATTAGAGCCATTCTGGTTCAGGACACTTATGTGTATCTAGGTCACTTTCTTCCAATTTTTGCTTTCTTTTAGCATCATTGGCATCATCTCCAACAACTTCACGCAGTAAATTGTCTTCGTTTTTAGTTTCCATACCAAATTCCATTATTATATCTTATTTATAGCATAAAAAAAGCACTTAGGTATTTACCCAAGTGCTTAAGGTTATTCTATTGTCTTTTTCTACCCTGCTGCCAATGGTGACTGAGAGTTATTGTTGATTGCAGCAGACTTTTTACGTGCTTGTGCAGAGACATCATATTGTCCTACTGTCTTTCCACTTCCACCGCCAACTGTATTGACGTTATGTGGTGCCTTTGTTGGATCTGAATCTGCCATTAACCTTGTCCTCTGTAGGGTTTTCTTTTGTGATTTCGACTACTTGCAGAGTATTTAGAGTTATTACCCTGTCCCTGTCGTGTCTTTTTCCGAATCGAACCTATTGGCGATCCGTCTTTTGACATTTTTCTTACTGCCATAATCTATTTATCAATACGATTGTCATTTTGATGTTTAGCTTTCAATCTTTGCGGAGAATAACCTTCACCAATATAATATTCAAGTCTTTTTTCCGCTTGATCTTTTGTTAAGTTCTGATCTACCTTGGGATCAATGACATACCAGCCATTAGTCCCAAGTTCTACAATCTTCCACAATGTATCAGTCATATTAGATAACTCTTGTTTTCTCGTGTCCTACACGGATTTTTGGATCACACCAGATCTCATATCCAGCTTCTTTTGCATCGAGACAGAAACTAACGTCTTCTCCACACATATCCTGAACTTCACCAGAATCAAAGACTTGCATCTTAGGAGCAAACCAAGGGTACTTCATTTCCTTATGCTCGAATACACCATGTTTGATCAATAACCAACCAAATCCAGTGTAATCTACGGTGAATGGCTTGCGACGACGAGAAATAGACTCAATAGTCTCGTGATTCATAACTCCACCATTCTTAGCGAAATCTTCCTCTTCCAACCAATGAGCAACTGAAGTTGTCTTTCCATCTTCGGTGCAATACCAACCTGCTGCGATGTCCTTCTGCATCCATACGAGACGATAGAACTTCTCTGTATCGAATACAATATCTGAGTCAATCCACAACTGATAATCGTACTTAAGTTTCCCATCCCAAGGAATTTGGTCTGGTCCTCTTAGTACGTTAGCCCCAAGGCACTTACAACGGGCAAAATTGACCATAGATGAATAATCTTGCGATATTTGAATCGAAGATCCGTTCTGAACTAGATCAAAACATAGTTGTACAAAAGCCTTAAGGAAAATATAAGAGACTCCTCTACCTGGCAAGCAAAAAACGACACTTTTTCCTTTTAGTATCTCTTTTGCTTTAGCCAGATCAAAATCGTCCTCAACTTTTTTAGTTTTGGGCGCATTTGCCTTAACTGTAAATCCTTTAGCCATAACGTTTGCAAAGTTACAATGATATTATACTACGTCAATTCAAAATTGGCAATAGTTGTAATTATATATCCTTCTTATTCTTGATTACTTTTATCTCCTCATTACGGAGTTCATCATCAGGGTAATGTGTAAAATAAGCTCGAAGAAACTCTAATTTGTGCTTTAGATCCCGTTCTTCGACATCTTCCATTATTACTTTATTAGCAATATAGACGTTATAAGTATTCATCTTCCATAATGGCTAACATATCCTCTAAATCCGATTTTATATCGGGGTGATACATCAAATTTGTATCATTTTCCAATCTGTATTGAAGTGATTCCACTATTAAGTCTAAATTATAGGAATCGAGCTCCTCTAGCTGCTCAATATTCATATCCTCGAAGCGATATCATCAAGTATCTATAAAATCAAGCATTTCGCCAATTAATAAATGACGTAGCAATGTACTTTGGGTGTGAAATGGGAACATTTCCTTGATGTGGAAACAAATAATTGCAAGGAAAGATCAAAACTTTACCTTTTACGGGTTTACATGCTATTCCATGATTAGGAAACTCGGTTTCACCACCTTTATCAACCGTATTGAGGTACATTATAAGAGCAAATAGTCTAGTAACGCTTCCTCCAGCATATTGATCGAAGTGATATGTAAATTTCCCTTCATTTGGTTGATAAACTCGTACAGAATAGTTCTGAAATACTAAATCTTCAGTTGGACCAGGGCATTCATTGATATATTGACTGTACGTTTGGTGTGTTATCTCAGAAATCCACTTAAAAATGGTATCTTCTGGTGTTGGTGTA